AGATCTTTATTAACATCTATTCCAGATTTTAAAAGAAGTCTTTTTACTACATCTCTGTGAGTGCCTACTTTTTCTCCAATATCAGTAAATGATAACTCTTGGTTGTATAATTCAATAATTTCTGGCAATCTTTCTAATGATTTCTTATACATAAAAGTATCGCACCTCTTTTGTGAAGTGCGATACAAATATAAGACAATAATTGAAAAGTAGCAAATAATTCTCTGACTGGTTGCATCAGAGCGAATACCCTGTAATCGGATTCTTTGCAACTATCTTGAGAAGTCTTGTAGGGTCCATAACCACAAGAGCACCTTGCTTTTGCCACATCTTAACTTTAAATCCATTAAAGTCACCAGATGATTGGAATCCTTTATCACGACCCATATAGTCAGCAGTACCATTTTGATACATCCAGTGGAACTCATGATCAAACTTATCACGTAACATCTTGATATTATCTGTACCACGATCAGTTACATCAAAGATGATATAAGAGTAAGATGATAAACGGAAACCATTTACTATTGGATTCTCAATTTCATTAGCTTCTACATTATCAAATGCAGGGTTAATAACAAATTTCAGGTTAGCTAAGAATGGTATTGTATATGAAGTAAATGCATAACCAAAGTCTAAGTCAAGAGCCTCACCTTTAATAGCACCTAACTCGTGAGCATTTTGTACCAAACCGGAATTGATTGCAAATTGTTTAATGGCTGCATTCATTTGTTGCATACCTGCCAAACCTGTTTGAACAATCAACTTACGTTTAGGATCAGGACCTTCAAAGTTTACTTTACCAATATAGTAGTTATATATTTCAGCATTAAACATATCAGTAGTAAATGTACCAATATTATATACCTTCTTATAACCATTATCAGATTGTAACCAAAGACCTGTAGAGAATCGTAAATCATCTGGTCCATCTTGTTGAACACGACCACCTTTACCCCACATTAAGTAAGTTTCCAAATCACCGGTTACTTTCTTAATAGCCTGACGTTCAATTTCAGTAATAAATGCTTTACTGATTTGACCTTCTTTCATTGCTTTCAACATACCTACTTGTCCTAAACGAGTAGAAATGTCCTCAAGAGTACGAAGAGATGGGTCAGCTCTCATGGAAGGATCATTAACCTTCCAGATTTCAGTTACAGGAATACCACCTGTATTTTGACCATTACGGATCATTGCATCTGCTTTACGACTAATGCTGTAAAAAGCATTTGCTTCTGCATTACCAAGAATGTTGTAAAACTCTCTGTATCCTGCACGAGAAACAACATCATCCCATTTTTCACCGTATTCACCACGACCAGATGTTACTCGGAACACCTTAGTACCTGCAACTAAATACTTGTTATCAATGTAAGAAGAACTGTTATTATTAATTAATTTACATGTGTAAACATACTCGTTATTACCCATGGAAACTATTGGATCTTCAGTTACTCGGAACTCCAGACCACGATACTTATCGAAAGTTAATACGGCAGTATGGCCATATTCTCTACGATTTAATACAATACGAAAAGACCTTTCCGCAAGACCTTTTTTGGTATCGGAAGGATCAATGTCTCTGGTGATCTGAGGAAGATCATTAGCTACAGGTGTCTGCCATGTGTATCGGCCTCTTGGGTCATCTACATCTATTGTATTTCCCTTACCAAAGTTAGAGAAAGCATATAGTGGCATTTGAGCAACCTGTGTGTTAGCCCAAAATTCGATGGGACCCAAGTCTGTTGGCTTGGCATCCTTCATCATATTGTACAAGTGGTAGGAGTCGTAGTTTGATCCTACCTCATAGACGTTATCACGTAGTGCAATACCGTTGTTCAGAATTGGAGTACTCATTTATTATGGATTTTAATTGTTTACAAAATTGTTAGTCTCTTGCAAAAAGATTTTTAGGTTTAGTTATTTTCTTTGTTTTTACTTTATCTTCTGTCTCATCTTCAAAACCATAACTTCCAGGGTTATTCATTTGTTCTGTTTTGAGCTTTTTTACTACTTCTGTTACTGCTGCATTTTTACCTTGTTGTCTAATGGCATTCTTATAAGCTTCGGGATCCGATAACAGATAAGTTACTTCTGCCAATAGTTCAAAATTTGGTTCAACATACTGAATCTTATCTAACATATGTCCTAAAAGATTAGTAGGTTTACCTGATGCACTTGGATAAGCAACTGTTGTTAAACCTTGATAAAGAGCAGCTTGTGTCCTTTTATCAATTTTAATGCCATTCAAATCTGCTTTCTCAAGAGCTCTATGTACATTATTTACATACATTTGAGCAGCTTGTTGTTGTTGGCGATTCCACTCAGCTTGTTGTTCTAATTGATATTCAACTTGCTCTTTTTGCATTTCATCAAGAGTAGGTTTGAATGTTTTAGCTTTTTTCTCAAGCTTTCCTTCTTCCTTCCATTCTGCTATTTGCTCTTCAATTAATTCTGGTGAACCAAAATTTGTTGCTTGCAAATAACTTCTTGTTATTGCTATCTGACCATCTTCGTCTGCAGGATCAAGACTTCTAACTTGTTCTACACGAGCCAATGCTGCAAATAACCCTTTCATATCTGTACCGCCTTCCATTGCATATCTTGCTGCATATTGCAATTCTTCAGGTAGTGCTTCAAAGAACTCTTTTGGAGTGCGTTCAAGAAGTTCTCTTTCTTTACTCTCCCAATTTGCATCAAGCATTTGATATAAAGTCTTTTCAGATTGTTTACTCAAATACTCATCTATTGTTTGTTTTTTCTCATCATAATCATCAAATGTTGAGAAATCACCTGCTTCTATTTTTTCTTTAAGGTAAGCAGCTAAAGCATTTTTATCTGTTTTAGGTCTACCTGTACCTGCAGATGAATCAGTATCATTATCAATATCTTCATCTTTTCCTATAGAGTTCAGAATCTTATCTGCTTCTGTCTGATCTATAGGAGGTGTAGGTAATGTAGCATCTACTTTTTCTTTACCTGTACCTAAAGAAGAATCTAATTTATCATCAGTATCCTTGTCAATAAATGAAAGATCATTATCATTACTTAAAATATTTGAAGGTTTTGACGTAAGTATGTCAGAACTTTCTATTCCCGGAAACATGTCAAGTACATCCATACCTACTGTTTCTTTAGTTACTACTGTATCCATTGTATTGTAATTGTTGGTTCATTATGAATATACATCTTTCTACAAAAAGAAAAACATTATAAGTTTAGAAAAACGCACCCTTTAGCTTTTTTTATTTTTCTCTTTTATTTTGTTATTAATTTTTGCTACTTGTATTTGAGCATTGGTACGTTTTGCTTCTTCACGTATTTTTTGTTGTTGTATTTGTTGATCAGTTTCTTTTAATCTTGTTCCAATAATATGTTTATCTCTTTCAAGATTCATCTTATCTGTATGTGCTTGTTGCCCTTGAATAAATTTTAAATTATCCATATAATCATTTTGTCTATTCTGATTAAGATCTACAGAACCCGAAAATCCTGCAGCTCGTATTTCTGCTTCTTGAATATGAGCATCTCTATCTTTTTGTGCCTCTTCTGCATCAAATCTTTGTTTTTCTTGAAGCATTTGCATTTGATGTTCTTGCTCTGCTTTAAACTGCTCCTGTTCCTGTCTTGATTTTTCTTCTTGTTCTTTTTGATAACGGTTTTCCATAGCTTTAAGTCCTGCATCAAGATCAACCATGTCATCTGATTTAATAGTACGAATCCTATCCCAAAGAGTAGTACCTGTAGTATTATCTTTAAGCATCATTTGTTTAATATTCTCAAGAATATTTCTCATACCTATTCTGGTACGACATAATACATTTATATCTCTACCTATTAAATCTTCTCCATTTAAAAGAAATAATACTTTCTCATCATCTTTTGTCAGATATTGAAGACGAATAGAAGGGTTTTTTGACTGATAAAATTGAGCAAGATCAGTTCTCATTTGGTGAACTCTTGGCATCAACTCATCAGAATGTTGTATAAAGTATTGTTCAGTTTGAGCATACGAAGCAGAAATAGCTTGTTCTATACCTGTAGCAGTCTCAGCTCTATCAATAGGTGTACCCATTCTTTGAGGATTAAGACCTATAGACGAAAGTGCTTCTTCTTTAATCCATTGTGCTTGTTTAATTTTACTCATGATTCGTTCATGCTGACTCATATCTAATTTTTGAAACGGCATATGTTGAATAGCAGTTTCAGTATTTAAAATAGATGTATCAACAGGTATCATAGAAAAGTTCTTAGCAGCAAGGTATGCTTTCTGTATATTATTCTCTCCCCAATCCTCACCCATAGAATTTTTAGGAAGAACTCTTTGATCAAATACAATAATAGTACCAAGTTCATCAATTTGAATATCCTGTATTTGATTGAGAACCATATTATACCCAATCTGATATGGTTTAATTCTATCTACTAATGATTTACTTTGAGTATTGTAATCATTAAATACTCTACCCTCTACCGGTAACTTACATCCCCATGGTGTTTTACTACCTTTAAATTGGTATTTTATTCGGCCTGGTATACCGCCTGTCATGCCAACATACATTGGTGCAAATCCTGATGGGTTATTCATACCAATAAATCCTGGTATATTAGGACCTATTTTATAACCTCCCCATGTTTCGTTCATCCAAAACCAATCAACGTGTTCACCAAATATAAGATTGTCTTTGGTTTTCTCTTTATAAACCAGTGTGTTATACATTGGTTTATCTGTTACTATATATGTTTCATCTACTATTTCTTGAAATACTTCACCCTTTTCATCTATTTTAGTTAGCCAACCCATCATACGTTGAGTCTTCCAATATATAGTTGCTACCCTCACGAGGTATGCAGAATCAGTATCTTGAAGATCCTCATTCTCATCAAGTATCCAACGTATAATATCACCGTTTGATTTATGTGTATTGTAAGCACTCATAAACTGTCTCATGCCTACACCCGGACCTTGTGTATTCCATTCGTATGACATAGTAGGGTCATAAAAAGCACCACTCTCATTACCCATACCTGTTTGAGTATACATTGCCCCTCTTACAGGATATAATGAGTTTAAAGTCTCCATTTGCTCTTGACTCATCATCCAACCGTACTTGTCAACAACTTCAGGTACTGTCATGAGGGTAATCATACCAACCCATGCAGCATCAGACATATATCTTACATTAGGTGATTTACGATAAAATACTTGAGTAGGATTCCAAGTTTCTACTTCATAATCATCTTCTCCCATTACAAAATGCCAATACTCTCTATCTGTAATAAGAGAGTTACGAAAATTTTGACGTTCTAATTCTGGCATTGAAAAACGATCATTATCTACTGCCATTTGATGCTCGGCCCACTGTGCATATATAGATCTATAATCCTTCGAATAAAATTCCTGTATTTGAGGTAAAGTTTTTATAGTATTAGGATCCATCATCTGTTTTGCTTGATCAGAATCTGGAGGAACTCCCATCTCTTGTAACTTTGCTTGCTGTTGAACAGCAGCTTTTTGAATAAGTACTTGCTCAAAATCTTTGTACTTTTCTTCTAACATTTCATTGGCACTCTTCTCATCTTTCATTTCAAAAGTAATGCGAGAGTATCTTTTTGAAAATTCGTTAGTTAGTACATCTACTATAGTAGGAATGATAGGGTAAAACTTTAACTCAAGAGCAGATACATCTTCTTTTATTAGAGGTTCTATTACTTCAGAATAATCACTTTCTGCTACTATATAATCATTTTTTTCAATTTGAGCATTGGCAAGTTTATAATTCTTTAGCATTTTTCCTGCAGTTCTTTTCAGTTGCCTCATTCCTGTCCATTCTATATAATCCATTACCTGTGCTGTCCATTGAGGATCTTTTTCCTTCATCGGAAGCATTTGATAAGGTTGGTATATACCCCCTAAAGTCTTTCCATATAAAGGATCAACTTTAGCACCTTTTTTTAACTGTAACGCATTTAAAATTGCCATAATATTTTATTTATCTAATATTTCTAAAGGGATTCCTTTTAAACTTAATCATATTGCCATTAGATTGCCTACCTATATTTTTAAACATAGGTCGGTCTCCCCCTTTAAATGTAACCATTTTAGATGGATTTTCCAATTTATCATCTGATCTTTCAACCTTCCTTTTCCTCATTCTACCTGCAGCTTGTAAAATTTTTACATATGATATCAAGAGGGAATAAGATACCAATCTATCTACGTTTAATCCTTGCTGATATATCTGCATTTCTTTAAGAATCATAATATCTGTAATACGTTCCACTCCATAATGTATCATAGTAACATTACCTTCTTCATCTCTTTCTTCATGTAATACTTCAGATAATGAATTAATAGCATCTTCAAGTAATACTTTCCATAAACGAGGGGTCATTGTAATACCATATTTCTGGTATCCCTTTTTTACAAGATCTTGTTCTTTATCAAACGTCATTTCATCTCTATAAACTAAATACTTCTGTCGTTTTTTAGAGATCATATAATTAATAAATCCAGGCTTGTTATTTTCACACAATGCTCTGGCGTTATAATATTCAATAAGTCTTGATATATATTCATTTGTCTCGTTAGGGTCATCAAATCTTCCACACCAAAAAGCAACTATTTTTCCCCCTTCTATATGCGAACTTGTTTTTACTTCTAATTTATTATCTTCTTTTCTTTTTGGCTTTATAGCTCCCCATTCGTCTGTAGTAATTTCTACACCTTCTTTTCCAAGAGGAGGTGCTTTTTTATATACTTCTTCTGTAATAACTTGAATATCCATCTCATATACCACTATTGATGCAAGTGATGCAGATGTTGTTGTTTTTCCTACCTCTACCGGATCTATAGCACATATGTAAGTACCATGTGGTGCATCTTTTATAGGATGTTTATGAATACATACTACACTTCTTTTATCCTCTGTTTTCATAGGTAGAGGAAATTCTTTTATTGGTCTTCTATCTGAAGGGACTGTTTCTATCTCATTTTTTGCAGTACGAATAAGATCTACATATTCCATAGCATATTCATTCTCTTCTATTCTTCTTATTTGACTAGCCGTATGTTGAACAGGAAACACTGAGATGGTTCTCATTGCAAATGCTTCCTTAAGATTTCTTGGTCTTTGAGATATTTCAAGTTGATACTTTTCAGGACTCATTGTAAGTCTCATTCTCTCAAACTCTTTATCAAGATATACAAGAGCTTCTTCAACTTTTGAATTGCCAAATTCATCAGTAAAGTTTAGTTCACCTTCTCCTGTAAGACTCCATTGTTCAGGAATAAATAAACCTGTTTTTCCTGTAGTACCATTTTCATCTATTAGGTCAGTATCTATAGCATAGAATCCGTTTACTTCAGGATTCATTATAAATTCTTTTAATGGTTCACATTGTGCTAAATCGCCTACCGAACCTGCAATTGTAAATACTCCTGTTACAGTAGTACCTTGTCTCATTGCCGATCTCATATAACCATAAGTAATATGAGCAGTTGGTGCCACCCCTCCTTCTTCATAAAACATTTCATTACATGCACCTCCTACTCCAGACACAGGATCTTTATCAAAAGATATACCTGCAATAGTTGCCATTGTACCAATTTCAACTTTACGACCATCAGGTGTTTTGGTTTCAACTTTTTGTTGCCATGAAAATACTTTATCTGGAAAGTTGCCACATGCCCAAGCCGTATTCTTGTTTGTAAAATTATGGTATTGGCTTAAAAACTTCCAACAACCATTTGTAGCATCTATATACTTTTTATCAGAAGCACCTATCTTGGCAACAAAACCTTCTTCAAATATATACTTATTGTATAACTTAGCTATATGAAAATAAGAAGATGCCATCTGCCTCTTCTTAACTATAGCAATATTTAAACCATGTAATTCAGCCAATACCTCGTAAAGGGCCATGTGATATTGAACATCACGTATTCCCGGAAATTCAAATCTAGTATGAACGGTATTATATATTTGTAAGAAGTTTAACCAATGATAATAAAATCTTGGCAAGTACCATATCTTTCCTTCTTTACCTTTTATAATAACTCCTTTACGGCATCTTTCTCTTTGTGTATCCCAATACTCTATATAATCTCTTGACATTCTAGGGGAATCGCAATACATCCCTTTTGATAAAAAAGTCGTGGCTTCTCTATTAAACTCATGAGCATATTCATCAAAACCATATTTACCTGGTTCTTTGTATAAACTTTTTACAAAATCTCTAAAGTCTTCTTTAGTTTCAAACCGAGTATATCCCCAGGTTCCATCTTCTTCTCTTGTCGGTATATTTCTAAATAAGACACTCATTTTAATTTATATTATGTAATACCCAACTTTTTGGATAATAATTAATATTACTTCCAAATTCTTTTTCTCCTGTATCTGAAAGATTCCTTCCGCAGTGTACAACTTTGCCATTATTAAAATTTTTAACATACCACATTTGCCACCAAGAGAAAGTACTATTGCCTCCTATAAAATGATCACAAAGAGTACCTAAAATAAATTGCTCCATTGGATTTTGATGATAGTATTTAAAATTTTCAGCATGAGTATGTGTACCATTAGGTTCGGCAAAGAAGAATCCTTTATCATGCCAAAGATTTTTCA